AGAAATATCTTAGTGATAATGAATGGTTTTGTAAATATGATGATCATGGTAATATGATATATAAGAAATATCTTAGTGATAATGAATGGTTTTGTAAATATGATGATCATGGTAATATGATATATAAGAAAGATAATTATGGTAATGAATTTTATTGGTATTATAAGTATGATGATAAAGGTAATACAATATATATGAAAGATTCTGATGGTGATGAATTTTATTATAAGTATGATGATAAAGGTAATATGATATACGTGAAAAGTGATCGTGGTTATGAATGGTATTATAAATATGATGATCATAATAATGAGATATATAGAAAAGATTCTGATGGTGATGAATTTTATTGGTATTATAAATATGATGATAATGGCAATATGATATATAGAAAAGATTCTGATGGCGAAGAATATTATTATAAATATGATGATCATAATAATAAGATATATATGAAAGATTCTGATGGCGAAGAATATTATTATAAATATGATGATCATAATAATAAGATATATATGAAAGATTCTGATGGTAATGAATATCATTGGGAATATGAATATTAATTAAATAATTAAATATTAATTAAAATTATATGAGCGGAGATAATATCAAGAGCTCGGAGGTAAAAAATGAAAAAGAATGTTAAAGTTGATATTACAAATGAAGTTATTAAACCATCTTATTCAACTACAGTTAAAACAAGAGTAAAGAGATTTGCTAGAACTACAGCATATTGTGCAGGAGTACAATTAGGAGCAAGTTTAATAGTTAGTGGAGTAAATACAATAGTAAAGAAAGTAGCAAGTAAAAAAATAACAGATAAGAATAAGAAAGAGGATGAAGATAATACTTCAAAAGAAAGCACTTTATAAAGTGCTTTCTTTTTTGTTGTATATTATAATTTAGCAGCTACTGTGATAAATGTGTTGGGCTGGTGTTATATTTGTTAATTTGGTAACTAGTTTTTATTATTCTTAAACAATTATTTTATATATAATAATATATGTTGAAAAACATTAGTTTAATTTTATTGTGAGGTTGATATATTTATGAAAAAGAAACTGTACAAATTACTATCATATATATTTTGTGCATTATTTACATTATCAACAATATATGTTGAACTTCCAATGCTTAATTTGGCGCGGTGGGAAGTGTTGATTAATAATGTATTATCATGGATTATTCCAGTAATATTTTTTATATTATTTACAATTTTTTATATTTTGTATAAAAAAGAAGATGAAAAAACATAGCAAATAATGTGATTGTAGTTATATAAAAACATTGACATAATATATTTACTAGGAATGAGATGATAGTTTATGATTATAAAGAAGCATGACGATCTTAATAATGATCCACATCAATATCCACATAGGTGTAGAACACATAATGGTTGGATGCCCACTGATGTTTGTATGACGAACATTGAAGAATTTATTAAAGATGAAATTGTTGCATGTAAAACATGTGCATGTGAGTGTTGTTCGTACAGACGTCAGATGTATAGAGCCATACAAGATATAATACTTAACTATAAAAAATGTATAGAACTATTACAAGAAAAAGATAAGAAATAGAGAGTATCTTAAAGATACTCTCTATTCATTTTTATGTAACTTAATCACTTTCATTTATATATAATAACTGTATAGATTAATGAATATACGCCATATATTCTACGATCTCAAATAAAAAAGAAAGTGAGGAAGCTACGATGTTTAAAATGTTTTCAAACATAATCATGAGGGACAACGAGATGACAGTTGCCCTTCATGAGAATAGACAATGGGTCGAATTAACTCCTAAGGAGTTTATAACCTATTGCGCGAAGCGTTTATTAAAAATATAGACGCCATGTATAAGGGATCAAACCCATCCCTTACATTTATGTTATCAAATAAATAAAAAATACATATATTGAAAGGATAGTGTAAAAAATGAATATAAATTATAAAAAGTTAGAAATGGACGTAAACAAGGATGTTGAATATCCACTCAATATTATATTATATGTCGAAAAATGTGATGATGTTGCTGAACTTTCGCAAAAGTGGGAAGTGGACATAACTCTATTTCCACGGCTAAGAGATCGGTTGATTGACCTCTTTCTACTGTCAAGGTTAACAACCAGAATGGGAGATGCGTTACGTGGAATATTTCAGGAAGGTAATACAGTATCAGAGATATCCGATCGATGGAATGTGAGCAAAGGCCATGTTCAAAATAATATCAGGTGGGGGTTGGAATGGTTTGTTGATGGTATATGGAGATTTAAGAGAATCATGTTGTCCATTGGTCATAATAGAAGGGCAGCTGATGCAGTTTGGAGGTATCTCAATCATTCTCATCAAGCAACAAACTATTTCATGAATTCATTAGTATGTAATGAACTAGATGGATGTGAACTTGCTGTATCAAATAACTTTGTTCAAGCTTTCTTGACGTCTAATCCTATAGAGTTCATTCATAATTTGAGTAACGTTGACCTGTCATCCCTTATCCCAGAAAAATCTCGATCGGATTGTTTCTATCCGATGAATGATGATGTATATATAGAAGAATTAGGTCTAAGTACCAGGGCATTAAACGCACTTCGGAAAGTTGGTATAGAGGCAGTATTTCATCTGGAGTCCATGACAAAATCGGACATATTGAGTATTCGGAATATTGGGAAGTCCACAGCTCAAGAAATCCTTAATAAACTGGAATTCTTTGGATTCCATATTAAGGATAAATAAGAAATGAAAGAGAATTGGTAATGTAACCAATTCTCTTTTTTTTATTTAAGCGTAAGTGAATGGTATGGTATCGATATGATAACTATCTTCCCATTCATTTAGCAATTGCTCCCGTTTGTCGGCAGCGGATGCCCAATTGTCCAATTTTAGACTTATATTACCATATGCAGTATTTATATCAGTATATTCCTTCATTACTTCATATAAAGCAGATTTAACATCCAGTATAGCTAATTTGTAGAACGATTCTGATGATGTTGGAGTAATTGATGCTAGGCTCTTGTCGTGCTCTAATGCTAATTCAAATACAATCTTCGATGATGATAATACATTGTATAATGTCACTTTTCTAGGGTGAACATAGTCGAATGTTATTTTTGGTATTGTTTTATTCGATAATGACATTGCTGCATTAGATAATATCGCTTGTTTTATCATGTTTCCCTGCATGATTGGGATACCACCACCCCAATATCCTAAATCAGATGAATCGCTTTCATCATAGTTTACATCTTTGACATATAGCAATTCACGATCATGGAATATATCAGGTAATAAATATGTTTCATAATTAGCGTATTTATCAATACGCTTTAAATCTTTATTTAGATCAAATCTAATTTTTTCATATGTAGGGCAGTATTTACTGAATACCGGTCTTGTTATATCGATGATTATATCTTTAATAATTTCATCAGCATTATCAAATGGTAGTGCTATTGCATAAATACCACAATCTATTTTTATTCTTGTTATGAGAGACGATAAATTCATAAATATTTCACCTCTCACCACAATTGTCTTAAACAATCATTCACTCTTTTTCTAGATTCGTTTGACATATTGCAATATATCATATTATTTTTGTCTTTAATTACTAATTGTTTATGATCGGGGGTGATGTCTGTAATATCACTAAGATTTAAATCAAATGATTCCATAATCATTTGTGTATTCACATCACGTCTTCCTACGGATTCGAGGATTTCCTTAAGAGGAACCATGACATCTCTTGCAGTATTACCAACTTTTTCAGTTATTGATTTAACTGTATTTGCAGTTTTCGATATGAATTCTGTTGCTCTATCCTTGAGTTGTTCGGCTTCTCGGTGTGATTGGAAGAGAACCCAGTCATATGTAATTATCTTTCTGCATTTTACTGTAGGTTTACCATCCTTGAGTTCCATAGATGCAATTGCCCTACAGCTGAATCCAGGAACGAAACCTTGTACCATTTTTTTAGCTAAGTTCATTCCAGCTTCGGTACCTGCATCTGTTTGCATCTTGGATACTAACAGGTTTCCTTCTACATGTGGATTTAGCATTCTGTGTGATGTGTTAGACATGCATATATCCTGTATTCTTTCAGGAGACAGGGGTCTGTCTTTGTATTCTGGCGTTGGATGATTCATTTCACCATACCAGCCACCGTGTCTTAAATACGATTGAATTCTTTCTGTTTTTAAACATTCTTCAACGTTTTCGGCTTTATACAATCTACTATTGCGATTCATTACATCAAATGAATGTAAGCATGTGAAAAATTCTACAAAGAATATTCCACTCTTATCTATTACATTCATATCCTTAACATAATTTTGGTTAGGAGATGTTTCTTCAGCAATGAAGATCATACCCATGTTTGGATCTATTCTCATATTTATGCATCCTTTCTGAAAGGTTATATTTCTTTAGTATTAATGGAATGTTTTTTACATAGCATTTCCTTTGATTATATATTATACGGTTATAATAATATATAGGAAGGATGTATAAAAAATGAAAACCCTTGTAAGTGTAAGCAAATATTATGATAATTTATGGAATTCCCCATCTAAGGTGATTACTTATCGCTTTGATAAAAAGTGTAACCTTGTTAGTATTATTGACGGTGAGTTCGTTACAGTATGTGAATATAATGATTTAGGTTATCCAATATCATCCACCACATTTAAAAATTTGCCAGATGAAATAAAGTCAAGTTCTCTAAAAGAAAAGACCATATTATCTAAATCTTTTGAATATATTTATCTCAGCAATAATACTATTAGTTCATCATATGTCATCACTAGAGTTGGTTGTGGTTTAAGTCGTATCGACTCGGAAATATCTAAACAATATGTATATTTTGATAATGGATTGTATATAGTCTTTGAAGTAAATCATGAGTCAAATAATTATAATGTTTATAGGTATGATGATCATAATAATATAATATATATGAAGGAGTATAATGGTAATGAATATTATTGGGAATATGAATATGATGATGAAGGTAATATAATATATAAGAAATATCCCAATGGTGATGAATGGTATTATAATTATGACGATCATAATAATATAATATATAAGAAACACCATCCTGATGGTAATGGATATTATTGGGAATATGAATATGATGATGAAGGTAATGTGATACGTGAAATAGATTCTGATGGTTATCTATGGGAATTCTGTTATGAGTATAATAACAAATATCAACCAGAAAAATGTATACCAAAAAATTCAACAGACATTAATAATCTATTACATGAATATTATCTTGGATGAGATGGAAATATGTATTTATTTTCCAATAAACTTAAAAATAATAAATATAAAGAATATATTGATTTTGAAAGGAAATATGTTAAAATGGATAATATGAAAGAATTTGTAATGGATAGTGTAATAAATAACAACGATTCCTTTATAATAAATGCAATAATACCTATTAGTAATAATATAGATAATGACGACCTTGGGTCTAGGTTATTTGAAATAAAAAAACTTTGTCATGAGCATAAATTGCCCACTGATAAAATTTTGGATCCGGTGTATAGCATATCTAATGATCGTGATGGGAGGGTTCTGGACATTAAATTTATGCCCTTTATCTATAATGTGAATCCTGATACGGATAGTGATTACTTAAAGACGGTTAAGTCTTTACTAAATTCAATATGTAGTATATTACATTCTCAAAATTATAATATTTATAAAATTCCAGTTTCGAGATCTGAACGCATCACTGTATTTGAAAAAGATTATCAAGATGAAAATCAAACGAATTTTGAATTAGTATTACCCTATGGATCACGGCATCGAGCATATTTATGCCGCGAAAAAATACTTCAAAAACAGTATGAGTTAGGTTCTACAGAATATAATATGACGGACTACAGGTCTATGTTGTTTAATGTTGTAAATCGGGAAGATATGACATGTGCCTTTCCTAAGTTTCATATGCTTATTCAAGATATAATAGATGGTCCTCAATCGGCTCTGGGTTATGTCAATGGTTTGGGATCGATAAATGTAACAAATATTGTGGAATCCGCCCCCAATGAATTTGTTATTTCTCCCACCAGATATGTTAATCTGGCTTCAACATTTTATCCAGATAACCCGTATTATAATAATGAACACCCGTTGCATTTGAAATTGGTAAATGATCATTGTTTCGCGTTTTTAGATACTGTCTTTGACCGTAAGAATATTTTAGATTTTATTATTACCAGACAAGGTCCAATATCAATGAAATTTGAAATAGTGTATCGTAATACGAATGGTAAAAAATCAAATTTATGTTTCGTTTCATATCATATGGATAATTCGTTTGTGTATGCTGGATGCTATGACTGCGATGAATCCATCAATCCAGATAACATATCAGATATAATAATTTATGAAAATATAAATCATTGTCTTGTGGTAAATACAGGTTCTTTATTTGGTATACTGGTATTTTATTTATATGAAAATGAATAAGAAATAGAAAGGAATGATAATAATGTTAAAATATCCAAGCCTCGCACCAGAAGTAAAATGTGATATAGTATGTAATGACAAATCTGCAGATAAAGTATATTCGATCATATTACGTATATTAAGGTCATATCGAAAAGAGTTCAATATATCAATTCCAATTACTATCACTGAGTCGCATATTATTCGACCAGAATGTAATATGGTATTTACGGCGTATACAATATCAACAAAAGCCGATGCGCAAAAATACATAACACCACATTCTATCGATGAGTATACTTCTACTGCCAAAGATATGATGATAGAAGTTATTAAAGAACTCAGCAGTTCAAATGTAGAAGTAACAATAACCAAATGTATTACTGAAAAATACGTAAATAAACAAAATGAGGAAGGATGTAACAAAGAATGAATAGATGTAAGTTAATTGGACCAGAGGATCAGAATCTTATTGATAATGCATTGGAATTACCTTTTGATGTGGAAGTGTCAGGTACCAAACTTGTATTATTACATATACCTGAAAGAATTCACACATTTACTTCATTTGACTGCCCTCATGCTATATACGCATATCCAATGCATGAAAATCCAACACCATCAAACGTTGTGCCATATCTATCTACATTAGGGGCGAGTTGGTCTATTGCATATAATGATAAGACAAAATCATCAGATTATTACGATAATATTCAATATACCACAATATTTAGGAATAGTAAGGAATTCCTTACTATTCCAGGTAATAAGGCATATTCATTGAATAAGGCATTATATATGTTAGAATCTTTGATTCCTGAACATCCTCTCAATTTAAACTTTAGGGGATATGATCGTGATATGATTGGAAGGGAAGTTAAGTACAAAGATGAACCCGGGGTTATTGAAAGATATTCAGGTGGTGAAGCTGTTATATTCATAAGAATGCTAACAACAGCAAAGGAGATCAAGGTCTCAATATTTGATTCATATATCTTATATTAAAAAATCTGAAGCTTGAGGTTATCCAGGATAACAATTATGTAAAGCTGATAAGTATATTGAGAAAGGATTGTGATTTAAACATGTCAAAAAATACAAATAGTAAACAGAATAAAACAGTTAAACCTGAGGATAATGCTAAGAAAAATGCTGATATTACTAGTACAGAAGAAGTCGATGCGGTAACATCTGTAGAAAATGTTGGGATTTCAGAAACACCCGAGGAAAAACAATCAGAATACAAACCAGATTATTATGCCCCAACTTCACCAATACTCAAACCTGGCACACGTGTTACTATCAAACCTGAGACAAAGATAACTGTCACGGGTTCGGTACTTACTCCATATGCATATGATCATGTGTTTATAGTTGAAAAGATTTTGTATGATAGAATTATTGTTAAATGTGAATCACTTAAATTTGCATTAACTGAAAATGATCTTAACGTTATCAAGTAAAATTTTTGATATTATACCTCTAAATTCTTTATAAAGAAGATATCTAAATATTTAGATATCTTCTTTTTTTTTGATATTATATCAAAAAAAAAACGTTTATATAATATAAATTTTATTGAAAGGATGTTGTTATCTAGATATGTCAAGAATTGTAAAAAGTAAAATTCAACCAACGATAACATCAGTAATTCAAACTATAAAAAACGATGGATCTATTGATTCAATAGATCTAAAAAAAAATGATATTGTCACGGATCTTCGTTATGTCGATAGTGAAAATATCTCTAAAGTTACAGGTAGAGTAGCTAACTTTACCCTAGATGTTAGTAAAAAGGTTAGGACGTATACATCAAATCCCAAAAGCTTTTTTTCAGAAGATGTCAAACTCACGTCATTGGAAATCGATGCTTCCCAAGAGTACAAATCCAATATTATTACGGTACCGGCTAGAGAAATTATTGAAAATGAAAATGTTACAGATGTTAAGAGAATGAAGTATTATGTTAAATATGGTGTATCATTTGAAATTAGTCTCACAGACGGTACTTTAAATACATTTGAAATTCAAGAGGGCCAGACCGTCGTAGGACTTACTTATTTAAATTCAGGTTCTGAAGATACTGTAACTTGCAAGGTAATTGCTATTAACCATGATAGAAATCTCGGTGCTACTGCTCTTGTAGTTATGATTGATGATGCTGTAAAAGAAATCCCCATAAGATGTGTAAAGAATATAGAAAAGACAGTCGATCCAATTACATTAAATGAGTCGATCTCAGACGCTATTAAGAATACAACAGATGGATTTGTATCCATTTCAGCAGGAACGTTTACAGATGATATTACTATTGAAAAAGATATGATTATTTACGGTGCTCGTGCCGGACAAAGTGCATCAACTAAGAATGGAATGAAGTCGACTGTTGATGAAACAATTATCGCAGGTAATATTAAAGTTTCATCAGGTGTGTCAATAACCCTCGATGGTGTTACATTGACCGATAAGGCTCTTATTAATGTTTCTGGAGCTAAGGATATCACAATCAAAAATTGTAAAATATTAGGCTTGACACCTACATCTAAGAAAACATTTGTTGTTAGAACTGATCCAGCGGATGAAACCAAGGTTATTATCAAGAATTGTTATTTTGGTGAAAATCCTAGAATTGAAAAGGATGGGTTTGAAGTATATAATTTACTTGAATTAAATGGTGCACTTAAAGATGGAAGCGAATTTTCTAACAATTATTTTGTTGAAGGATGTAGCAACCATAATGATATTAATATTTATCAGGTTGAAGAAGGTGCAACCATTCGTATTTCTAATAATACATGGGAAAAATCAGCAAATGCTATTAGACTTGGTATTAAGGGAGAACCATCATGTACCATCGATGTGATCAATAATACATATATGACAACCGATTCAAATAAAGAATATGCTGGTCTCATCTGTATTCAACCGTATGCGAAAGAAACAACATCTATGGCAAATACTACCATAAAGATTACAGGTACATCATATAAAGGACCGACATTTAGTGATGGAACTAGACCTCAAACATATTATATGTATGCAGGTAAAAACGATATGCAATTCACTGAGGAAAATGTTCCTACTATTATTTTTAATGGTAGAACGGTACTTGCTCCAATTAAAAAATAAAAAAATAAGATATGTAGTATAAATCTACATATCTTATTTTTTAGTAATTTTGCAGTCTTTTTATATATGTCCTGAGACTTAATCGCGTATAAATTTTTATGCATTTGTATACATAATTATAGTATATAATTTATTTTTTAAATTTAAATATATCAGTAAACGATAGAATAAAATTATATAATGAAAGGTTTGAAAAAATAATGATTTCTATGATGATATGTTTATATTTGTTTATAGCTGCTTTGGTTTTCATTATTTGTAGAATAAAACAGCTATTATCATCTGATGAGACAATGACATTAGCAGAAACAGCTTTGGCATCTTTGTGCTGGATAATGTATGCGACATTATTTGCATTTGCGTTGGTTTTTATAATTTTTTTATCTCTTTTATTTGCATGCGGTATTGTATTATATGTAATATCATATCCGTTTGTATGTATTTATTATAAATTAAAAAACCATAAGAGAAGAAAGGAAAATGTATGAGAACACTTGTCATATCCGCATTTCCAGTATCAGGTAAGACATATATGTATTCTAATTATAATGGGGATCCATATATTATATTGGATGCTGAATTAAGTAAATTCAAGTGGATGAAGAACACTAAAGGACAATTGACAGATGATATAAATCCAGAATTTCCGTCAAATTATATAGACTATATAAAAGAAAATATTGGAAAAGTAGATGTCATATTTGTTAGTAGTGATAAAGAAGTGAGAGACTTGCTTATATCCAATAACATTAAGTATTTTTTAGTTTACCCGAATAAAAGTATGAAAAAAACTTGGTTAAATCGAATGAGATTAAGGGGAAATACATCAAATTTAATTAGTTTTATTATTGACAATTTCGATGATTTTATTGACGAGATCGATAAGGAAAATCAATCGAGATTTGTTTATAAGTTAAAATTATCCGATGAGAAATCTTATATTGATAATGATATGATAAGATATTTAGATAGTAATAAAGAATGTATCGAATATATAAATAATTCAATTTTTGATTTGGTGAAAAAATATAAGCGAACTGATATCAACAAATTAGCACAACTTAAAGATGATATTGATAAATCATATGTGGAAGCTGTTGTCAATAGATCACCAGTGACATTATCTACTAAAAATGTAAAGGATGTTTTATCTGTAATTAAATCTATAATTAATTTATATAGACGTGAAAAATAATTATATATTTTAAAGGATGGTATAAAATGGATGAGAAAATTTATAATGTTAAACCAAGAAAAGTATGTATAAACTGTATACATCTATGCAGATTGGATAATGGGCGTTTTACATGTACATGTAAAGATTCTGGCAGCTTTAACAAAGGCACTATTGATGTAGAAATAGCCCTGAAACGAAAATGTGACAATCATACAGGTGTTAGAAATACAGGATACCAATATATATTTTATAGGTAAATAATAGGAGGTAAAAAATGGAAAAACCATACTGGCGTCAGAATCGGATATTCAAATATCCAATAATTACAATATTGGGTGATACACATTATCATGAGCATGAAATTATTAAAAGGTATAATGAATTGAGTAAGAATGCAATAGTGTTTGCACCGTTAGATAATGAAATTTCCAAGGATATGTCAGATGAGACTTTGGTTGATATGTGTAAAGAGAAAATCTATTTATCTGACAGGATTATTGTGGAAAATGTGAATGGATATATCGGTAGGCATACACAGCATCTCATTGATTTTGCAGAATCTCATGATATACCTGTTGAGCATATGTACGATATCCCATCTAATAGAATATTTAATATAAAACCAGGGTCATTGCTTTATAATATTAGACATAAAATGTATTTTTTCGTAGTTAGTCATGGTCAGTCATATGAAACAGAAAAGACATTTTTATATATGAGAACATCTAGACCGATGTGCACTAAATATGATTTAAATATTGAAGAGGGGATGTATGTAACGGATATCGCTCCGATATTATTCTCTAGAATACATAATATGTTATATGATGATGGAATAATATATAATTTTCCTCAAAGACCGGATAATATGACGGATTGGGCATTTGTTAAACAAGTCGATGTCGAAGTGCTTAATTCATTTAAGGAAGCAGATTCTGAATATTATGCAAAGCGCGAACGTGAGGAATGAATATCTAAGTAATTTAAATATAATATTATGAAGTAGTGCATAATAATAGAGATTCTAGAGATCTTAATATACATTTAAATATGTATATAGCTACTGAAAATTAGTGATAATATAAAAATATATTAAAAGCGACATTTATTTTAATACTTCTTTCTTCATCAAATTTTTTAAATATAAAAACGATTATAGGAATTTCCTATAATCGTTTTTTTTTATGCTCATTTTGACTTTATTGTAATATAAATAAAAGGAGGATTATTATAATGAATTTTGTAAAATTAAAAACAAAGGAAATAGTCGAAGATGATCAACCGAGGATCTGTGATATAATGAAAGGGCTCACACCCCCATCTCGCATATTATTAGAAAAAATACAAGTATACAGCATATGTGCAAACGAGCCTTATAAACCACACTCAGTTGCTTTGTCTTCTTTTGATTATTTACGTCGAGAAAACATATTGGTATTGGAACCATACATATATACATATTCCATAAATAAGGGTATGACACTTACAGAAGTTATATCTATGCAGATGAAACGTATAGTAATGTCAGACACATTGCTTGTAGATAATGATATGGGGTATGTATCCACTCGTATGAGGGATGAAATAAATTTTGCATTGGATAATGATGTTAAGGTGAGCTATATGTTTGCAAAAGAAGATAGCGAACTGGATCCCATAAGCAAAGGTACATTATTGTATAATAACTATAATAATACCTATTATTTGATACTTGGTATGGAAAAATATAATAACGTTGGTTGGTGTATAGGAAATTATTACAATTTTACTACAATGTTACTTAAGGATTGTGACGGTGGTTATCTCGGAAAGATGCCGTATGGTTGTGAGAAAGAATGGATATATGATGCAGATAATAAATGGATTCTGGACATGCACATGAATCCAGAAAAAATGACTGATTGGACTATTATACGTAATTATAATGATGATAAACTTGTAGAGATAATTAAACTGCTGAACGAAAAGGGAAAATATAGGGTTGTTTGAGAGACCGTCAAATGTTTAAATGAGAAAGGAAATATAAAAAAATGAAGTTTATTGAACCGAAATTCGAGATATTATCAGATGATTTTACAAGAGAGGAAGTTCTCAATAGAATAGAGATAGCAGCAAGAACTTGTTATAAATCCGAAGATAAGATATGCGAGGGCTCGTCTGTAAAGATGCTCAATATGTTAATTAAGAAAGACCACACTGCAATGATCGAACATGCTCCCAATTTATCAGTCAGGTTCATATGTGATAGAGGTGTATCACATGAGCTCACGAGACATAGATTGGCGTCATTTGCTCAGGAGAGTACAAGATATGTCAATTACGGAAAACAAGACAAAGAAGGCAATACTAAACCGATGGAATTTATAATTCCAGAATGGATTCAGGGTGATGACAGAGAAGTGATGCTAAGAGAAGAATTTGATACATGTAAGTCATTCCCAGAGTCCATTATAAAAAATCAGTCAAATGTCGTATATACATATATGTGCATGCATACCGAGGCTGTATATAAATTATTAATATCTAATGGGTGGGCTCCACAACAAGCAAGGTGTGTTCTTCCAAATTCACTGAAGACAGAAGTCGTTGTTACTGCAAATGTGAGAGAATGGCGGTCTATCTTTAAACTGAGATGTGCCAAAGATGCACACCCACAAATGAGGGAATTGATGTGTCCATTGCTTATTAAATTAAATAATGATATTCCTGAATTATGGAGTGATATAATGAATAATTTAGGTATGTGAATATTGATATAAGTGGGGTATATTTATTAGTTATATATTATATTTTAGTATGCAAATAGGCATAGTCAATGACCTTAATTAATATTGACAGAAAGGATATGATTAATTTGTATGAATGTGGATATGTCCCATCAAGTAGACTGGCTGAAATTGGATTCGGTAGATGTGAACGAAAATTGATGAGACTCGGGTTTAAGAGAGTTGGCGCGGATAATCTAACACTTGATTACGAGAGAGAAAATATAAGATATAACATTACTCAACAACTTGAAATCATAATGAAGCCAGGCGGAGTATACGTTATATCGTGTGAGAAAAACTGTAATTCAGATGGTTATTCAAATGCGATTGCATTGAGTCCATACGAAATGAAATTAGCTATGAAAATAGCAAAGAAATTTCAAAGAGCCGTAAAAAAACACGGAGGCCAGTGATGGATAACAATAAGTGTGATACCATGGAAATAAAGCTTGTGTCAGAGCATGGATCATATGAATCCGTGTATAATAATGTGTATAAGCCACTATTAGATTATGCAAGGATATTTTTTCCCGAAATATTTTACAATTATGAGAAAGGACTTTTTTATATGAGAGAACATAAAAATTTTTATTATAAATCGGATATAGTTTCGACGGCTAAATGTATATATGAGATAGCACCACATAATGATCCGGTGGATATGGATAAAATCATACATCACGTAATTTCAAATGTGGATGAAAAATCTATTACACCAACATCTTTATCTTCACATATCTATATGACCACAAAAGAGTTCGAAGAATGGTTTAAAGATATGATCATGTCATGTCAGGAATATAGAAATCTTAATTTAAGTCCAAAGGAACGACGTGCAGGAATTTCTGTAGATGATCCACATAGATATGAACATAAACTTCCTAAATTAGAAAATGAAGATGACGAGAAAGCTGATAATGATTTCATGGATCTTGATGCAGCGATTCAAAATATATTAAGTGGTATGAATAAATCCATGCAATCCAACGACTGCTTTTTATGTAACCGTATTGATACGGAATTTTGTGATACATGCTCATTGAATCCGAAATATAAAAATAACTATGAATCTGTGTGTTGTCCATTTGAGTATCATAAATTTAAACAGTGGTGTTCAGAAGAATGTGCATTTGGACATGCCATATGTTGTTCTGACTGTGAATTAACTGATTGCGAATATAAATGTAATGAATCTTGTGATGAATGTGAGAAACGTGTTATTAATAAAAATTATAAAGAAAATGAAGATAATTAATAAGACATATAGCTATAGAAAATATTTACGTATATTCAAAGAAGAGATGAGTTTAAACTCATCTCTTCTTTTTTCTTTAGATAAACATGAATGGATTATGTATTATCATCAGAGTATTGTTCATCTTCGTTGAGTTGTTCAAGAATCTCATCTTCTTGATAATTGGGTGTCTCAATATCCAGCAGATCCTCGGTGTCTTTTATGTTGATATTATTGTCATTTGCCGTATCTTTATTTGTCTTTAGTCCAAATGTGTTTACAATAAATTCATATGATCCTGTTGATGCCAAACCGCTTATAGCACCAGATATAATCGATTTTGTTATATCCATATTTGAACTAAGTGTGGATATTGAAATGCTCACGATTATCCCAATACCAATCATAATAAGAGGGATATATTTATTAGGTATCTTTTTTATATAATTCTTTATTACATATCCCACTAAAAAACATACAGCTACTATTGGTAAATTGATGAAACTCATAATATCAATTTGATTCATATGACATGCCTACTTTCTTTAAGATAAATATCATATTTGATTGTTTATATAATTGTAAAGCTCATCCTTTATTTTTTGACGATGACTTATCCTTAATTTCTTTATTTAATTTTTGGTTTGCTGCCTTTAATGCAGAGTTACATTTATTAAAATTATTTATTATTTCATTATACATGATTTTTGTCGATTCGGAAAAAGAGAGTGCTATGATTGATGCTATTTTTTGATAATCTTTAATTTTATTTAAATCATCTTCAGTACACGTATATGATTTTATTTCATTAATGACCTTTTCAGTATTATTTAAGACCTTTTTTATATCTGCTTCCCAATTTTCAAGATTTCCATTATTGATCCATGATATAACATCTGTATTTTCATAAGGTTTTTCTAATTTATCCATTGTATCAAATATATCAGTTTTTATTTTTTTTGCAGTCTTGTTATATTCATCAATATTATTATACTTTTGTGATTTGAGATTTTTGCATTGTGATGATGCAAACTTTAAAAACGTCTCATATTCTTTTATATATTCATTTTGATTAAATACTTTAATATCACCTTGTGTTTTTATCATTTGAGCAATTTTATTATTGGATAATGTTTTTTTCCATACAGAAATAAGTATATTGATTTCTTTTTGTTTCTTCCATATAGTAAACTTATTTTTGATTTTTATAATAAGTTCTTTCATCTTGGTCAATATATCATTAAAAAATTTCTTTATTTTGTTCATAAGTTTGGCTACATTTTCTAGGAACAAATCGTTTGCTTCTGTGTCTGATGCAACATAACCCTCGGATTCAAGCATATATAATGTGTGTGCATTGACCTCCAGCATATCAATTTCGGATTCGATTATATTACTATTTTCCTTGATTGATAGCTCATATTCTTTAAAAATGGTATCTATCATAATAAAAATCCTTTCTTGTGTAATTTATATAATTGTAATTATATAAAACTTCATTTTTAAAGGCATAATTATTTATCAATCAAGTTTTATTATAAAAAATATAAGTGGTATATTTATTAATTATATATTATATTTTAGTATACAAATAGGTATAGTCAATAACCTTAATTAATATTGACAGAAAGGATGTATGAAAAATGAATGAAAAACATGATAGCAACATATCAGGATGCTTATCAACGGAGGTTGATGTATTTCCTAATGATTATGTGTCAATTAGAGTAGAATCTGAGCAAATACCAAATTTTGATTTTTCGATTGATGATAAAAATAACAGTGTGAATGTTAGTAGTGATCATGAGGAACTTTTGGATTTTATAATTGCAAAATATCTAAGAATTCGTCTTAAAAATGCAGTAAAGGAACAAGCATGGAATGATGATATGAAAAATGAAATATTGTCTTATTTGGATAAATCATCGGATATGGATATACTAGGATTGTCAAAAGAAAGGTTAAATGGCTTACATGATATAATATTTTATCGATTGTTTACGTAGGAAAGAAACAATAGATCATGTCTGTATTGCCTGTTTATTAAACGTCACAAATACAGACATGATTATATTGAATGTGTAAAGTATGTGTTGTCAATAACCTTAATTAATATTGACAGAAAGGGTGTATAAATGGCTAACAATAGGTATGTATACCAACAAACAACAAACGTCTCTATCAACAAAAATAAACTTTTAGACATAGCATCAAATCAAGCATTATCAAAAAAAGATTATAGAGTTCTATTATGTTTATTTACAGAGTTAAATGGATGGTCAGCAGATCCATTGCCAAGGGCAAAAGACCCATTAAATTATAAAAAGATAGATATATCGAAGATTGCTGATGTTCTTAATTTAAAGAAGAAAGAGATCAAAGAATGTATATCTACATTAATTGAAGCTGAAATAATTGAAGAGGGTGATTCTGAAACAATACAAAATGGATATAGATTCTTATTTTAATGATATAAGATTGAATAATTAATACTTATAGTTACAATAAATAATACAGAATGATGTGATTAACCATCATTCTGTATTATTTTTTTAGATAAGATTATCAATCATTTTCATGAGGTCCATTGCCGCTTCACTTACTTCATCATCACCGTCATTAGAACCTTCTTTGTTGTCAATTTTCTTAATTTTTGTCTGAAGATTATCAATCTCATCTTCCAAATCGGTATACTTATCCTTTAGCTGATCGAAGAAGTCTCCGATTGATTCAGGTGTAAGATCTTCTCCCTTTTTTTCCTCAAGAAGTTGTAACAGACTATCTCTCTGTGATTCAGTAACTAAACCTGCTGCACATCTTTCGTAAATTTTTAGTTTAGCTTCTTTATATTCCTTTATTCTCATTAGTAAATCATTCCTTTCTGTTAATTAGATTATATAAAAGTTTTAAAAAAGTAAGCCTATATGTTTCTTATTTATTATCAGTTAATTCATCTATGGTTTTCATAATTCCATCAATACAACCAAGTTCCAATGCTTCTGTTGGTGATATATAGTAGTCAGTTACATTATTGTATATTTTTTTCAGCAGATTAGAGCTAATTTTTGTTCTAGATATAATAAAATTATTCACAACAATTTGATCATTCTCTATATTTTTAGCGTATTCTTTTAGTTTTTTTAACTCTATTAAATCAGTTCTTCCCGACGCTTGATGTATCATCATTTTACTGTATGGATATGCACATCTGTAATGCCCTGCAATTAATATTAACACTGCACAAGATGAACATGAACCTACCGCATATGTGCAAATGGGTGTTTTGGATGTTCTTATGATATTTATTATGGCGAAGGCATCAGGCACAGTTCCACCTCTACTATTAATCATAATATGTATTGTTTTTCTTTGTGAATTTTTTTCACTTTTTTCTTTCAAGTCATCTTCCGATACCATTTTTAAAATATTTTCACAAATATAACCACATGACTCACTATTAATCTCATCGTACAGGTAAATGATTCTGTTATCGAAATCACAACTAACATTCATTTTTTTTTCCTCACTTTTCATTATTATTTTTAATAACTTGTAGATTGAATTTTTATATTATATTCATCTTTTGATCAAAAAAAACAATTTGTAAAGATTAATTTGTAGAAAGTAGGTCAAAAGATGAATGATTTGGACAAAAAAATATGTTTATATCAAGCTGAAAAAGTATCTTTGATAACTGAATATGAACGTGATATTATGTTGGAATATCTTAATATAGTATCTCGATATAAAAAAAAGAAAGCGGAAAAAGAGAAACATCGTCTAGAAGAAATGAAACAAAAAGAAATAAAGGTAAAAGAGTTGGGAAAAGAGATACAAAAATATGGGATAGATTTTTTGAAGAAGTATACATCAACAAAACAATTTAGAGAAAAATATTCGGATTTTTTGTATTTGATATCTATTAAACCAACTAATTATGGTGATGTATGTAGTATTGAGATATCTAAAACACAGGATGGTATTGATTGGAACAAAGTTGATAAATGGGAAAAACTTCATGAAGATGAATTTGATAATGATGATGATTTAGATAAAGCTAATCCATATTATGATAATAAATGGTATACTGAGTTATTGCGAGTAGGTTCCGCTGCAATAAAATCAAAGTATAAAGATGAAATTAAAAAATATGGATTAACGATACATACAGGTGATGGTGACGAATGCCAGATATATATTGATTATTCAGAAGATTAGTATTGAATAAATGTAAACAAATAAGAATGTGAGATACGAGAAAAGATAGCTAGTAAACCATATGGTTTACTAGCTTTATGAAAAGAGACAGTGTACTGTGACAAGTAAATATAACTTCCTGCCATAAATAATAGTTATAAATATTTTAAAAAATAAATGTGTACCTTTCCCCCATTTAAACAAATACTTAATATTAACTACTAAATAAGTAGATAAAATATTAGAAAGGAACGTGATAAGATATGTTTGAGATAAACAAGAATAGAGTTCTCAACGAATCTCCAAAAAAAGTATTGATTCGTGAATATAATAACCTCAAAAATGATTATACAAAACGAAATGCATTTTCATATAAATCGCTTTATGAAAATGCATCATTATCATTTATATTAGAGAATTCTCAATATATCTTTACAGAGCCAATGAAAGGCTGTGATTTTTATAAGAATGTGATAGAAAAATCCACTATCCCATTTCATTTGATGGAGATGGAGTGCGATAAAGTATCTGACTATATTGAGGAAAATCTAGATAATATGTCGGATTTTCAAAAAAGTCTGTATATCAATTTAAAAGAATCAGTGGATACTAAATACGAGAATATGAAGAATTCTATTCATCTGTATACATCGATAATGAAGGATGTAGACTCGGTGGTCCCATATTACGATGCATTGTACGAATATTCAAAGGATCCAAAGAAAGAATTTATTGATGATTTGGATACATTTTTCACCGAATCTGATTCTATTAATCTTATGGATTCAATTAATATAATTTCTTCAGTGCCTGAATTGTATACAAATCTATTGGAATATGTTGAAGAATCATATATAGAGGATCCATCTGTTCCTGATGATTATGAACTTAATAGCTATACCACAAATGTTATTAAGAGAATGATGAAGGATTCATACATTAAAGAAAAAGTCTCATCAATTTCAAATATGAACCTAAGACATACTATCATGGGATTATCTGGAATAAACGATGTTGATTCCATAATAGAATTAACCACAGAGACTACAGATGATATATCCCTATCAGAATACACGGAAGCGTCAAGTGTTATTAATGATATATATGAAGATATTGCATTACAACCAATATTAGAAGAAGAGAATGATGAAGAAAAAGCAACACGACTTATTTGTGAAAAATCTGTAGTTGATATGGATCTTGCATTTGCATTGGTTGATTCGTATTATGATGATATTTGTGATAATAGTATAATCGAAAAAGCGTTAGCTGATTCCAATATTAGCGTTCCAACTAACGCTATTGAGCAAACCAAGTTGCTTCAAGAGATGTCAGATAATTTAAAAAATGAGATTTTGTTGATATGTGAAAAATATTTTACACCAGAAGGCAGTCCAAGTAGCATAGTAGCAAGATCTACCGGAGCTCCAGGCACCGATGAACGTATGACTAAGCAAAAAGATAACAAAGAAAATAGTAACGATAATTACACACCATATCAACTATCAAATGAGTTAGATGATGATAAAAATGATAATAAAGAGAAGTCGGATGTCGAGGGAACAAAAAAGTCTGATAAATTGGATGATGATAAAAGATCTAAGAAGAAAGATGCCAAAATGAACAAATATGCTGATATGAGCATTGATGAGATTGATTTCGATGAATCAACATTTGAGGACATGTTAAATATTGATTATTTTAAAGAAGACGAGGATGACCCTATCCCAGAATTATCACCTCCCCAAAAAAGAAATGTATTTCAAAGGATTCAGAATAAAGCGATAGATACAAATGTTAAGTTTAAAAAGAAAGTAGCAAATGCTAAAAGAAAAAGAGTAGATGCCAGAAATGCAGCAAAAGCCAGTGCTAGTATACCAAAGAGCGTCACTAGCTCTATAAAAAGAACAGTTGATGATTGGGATGAGATGGATGATAATCGACGTAAAGAATATATGATTAAACCAGGATTCAGAAAAAAGTATTTTAGAGCTTTGAAATTATGTATTGTTCATTATGGAGCATTTGCTATTAACCCAGTATTGAATATAGTATTACTTATTTGCCAAAGGGCAGGTAAGAGTAAAGATAAGCGTATAAAAAATGAACTTATACGTGAACTTAGAGCCGAGATAGATGTTACTAATGAAAAAATTGAAGATGCCAAGTCCAATGGTGATAATAAACAAAAATATCAATTAATGCGTATAAATGAAAAATTGAAAGCCGAGGTTGTTCGACTTGAGGCTAACTCAAAATATGTATAATAAAAATACGGAAAGGTCTGGTTTTCAGATATGTTTAAACGTATAGAAAATCCTATTAGTCCATTTGATAGATATTTTAAGGAAGCTGATGGGGATGACGAAGATGCTCCAGTATCAGTAACTGTTGCTCCTCGCAGTAATAGAGGGTCTGATTATAATGATGAAAATACAAATGTCAAAGTAGCACCAAGATCTAACCGTGGGAATGATTATAGTGCTGATGACGAGACAGACGATCCTGTGGAAGAACCTGAAACAGATGGAGAATCTGATTATGGAAATGATGAGTCAGAAGATAACACAGATGATACTGATGATAATACTACAGATGAAGAGGACACATCAGAAGAGAATACAGAGGATTCTCAAAAACGATATACTATGTATCTGAGATATCTGAGATTATATGATGTATTAAATAATATTACAGAAAAACTTAAATATATAGTAAAAGATGATCCTGATGAAAACGCAGTAATTATAAAGGTCACTGACAACCTCAATACAATTAAATCTGCCATGTTTGATTATATGATTATGAAATTTAAATCTGCTCAATATGTTGAAATATTGATTTACTTCGAAACTGTCATAAATTGTATACGATTAAACTTTGAATTAATAAGAAACAACAAGATTGTTCTAAAACAATAATCTAATAGATTGAACTAAAGTCAAGAAATCATAGACTTTAAATCATAACTTATATACAATTAAATAAATTAAGTATTTGAAAAGGAGTGACTTTTTAGATGTTAAGTTTTTTAACTGAGTCCACAAAGGACTTTAAAGAAACAGAAACTATAGGTTCATTCTCACATGGCTTTAATAAAAATGATTTTGATAGTGTTTATGAAAGGGTATGTGAGGAGTTTGTTGGTGAGGGCATCAACCCAATGCTCGATGTAAATTCTCTCATTAGTAATCATACTGCGATGGAATCGTTCAAGGATGCTATCCTTCATCAACTTGAGGAAGATTGTAAAAGATATTCTGAAATTGATGAAGGTGGCAGATATTCAACTCTGTATGAGCAGACATCTGCAATGATTGATAACTGTGTTGATGATTTTATTAAAGAATCAACAAGAGTAGGCCAACTTCTTCCATATAAGGCAGTTGATTTTCCTATTATTATTAAGAGTAATTTAGCTCTTGCTTCAAAAGATATCATTCAGACAGAAGTTACAAAACAGCCTGTTGTTAAAAAGCATATCGAAAGAAGATGGGTTGTTGATGAGAAGACAGGAAAGAGATGGGAATACCCTCAGTGCTTCTTTAAGGATGATTTTAAAGAAATCTATTCAGCAGGTAAGGGTCTTCCAATTAAAGAAACACCGGTTGATATTAGCTCAGGTCTTTTTAATTATGATATTATCTCCAAACTTACAGATGCTGTTGATCCTACAAAGGAAAATATCACATTCGATCTTAAGATTGTGAAGTGTACAATTGCTGGTGCTCCAGCGGAAGAAGGCAAGCCGGCAAATCCTGATGTTGAAATTCCTCTCGATATGAGAATTAATATGAGTGATAGCACATGGCTCGGTGGTCAAGTAAAGGATCCATCAACAAATGAAGTTATTGATGTTATTACAGGAACGGTTGATTTTGTTACAAATACTATTAACCTTTCTTCTGCAGCTGGTAAGGTTAAGGCTGTTGTATTCAGAGGATACCTTTCAAATGAATTGAATGAACGTCAAGTAACATTTGACAGAACTCGTGAAGAGTACGAATGGAAGATTGAAGACGGCTTCCGTGTAGATGTTCCTTATTCACTTGAAGAACTTGAAGATTCCAAGGCTCTCATGGATATCGATTTATATAAGCTTACATATAACGATCTTTCCGATCTTCTTCTCCAGATGGAAGACAGCAAGATTCTTCAGTATCTTGATACAAAGTATGATGAATATAAGGGTGTTGAAATGGATCCTCTTGGATTTGATCCATTTATTCGTGAACAGGTGTTTGATTGTGATTCTAAGACACAGACAACAGCACTGCCTTCTGAATATATTCAGAATATGCTTAAGTTCTATATAGATAGATTTATTATTGACATCTGTGATACTGCTAAGATTGAAGATATGACATTTGTCATTTATGGTAATCCACGTTATATTTCACTTCTTGACCCATCAGTAAACTGGGTTGTTAAGAGCGGAGATTCTGTTGGTGGTGTTAAGGCTAATTATAGTTATGGTATTATGAATGCCGGTGGATGTAAGATTCAGGTTGTATCTACATCTAAGTATAGTGCTAATGATGACCGTAAGCTTAGATTTATTCCTTATCCAATTGACGATAAGCAGTATACATTTAAGCATTATAAGTATACATCACATATTTTGACAGCTCAGAATAGCGCATATAGATCACCTAATCGTCCAGGTGGTTCAATGACATACCTGATGGGAACAACACGTAATGTGACTACATCCATTCAGGCTATTCAAGGTTCAATGTCATTCGAGAATACACCGTTTATTCTTGACTCTAAAAAATCATCAGGTACAGTTGTAAGTCCATAAATTTAAGAAAAAATAATACTAGCGAATCTGATTCGCTAGTATTATTTATTTTTCGGTATAAATAATAACAATAAATACATTTATGTAAGCATTGTATTATATAATGGGATTGGAGTGATAATATTGTATGGCAGGCGTTGAACCATGTTTCGGAATCAATGCTTTTAATAAACCCAAGTATAAAAACGAAACCGAAACATTAGCAAGTAATATACTAAATTTACTACTTGGGAAACCAGGGTATTTTCCATCGATGCCAAATTTAGGTATACATATACAGGATCTAATATATCAATTTTGGGATGAAATCGATGAAAATGTTATAAAAGCCAAAATAGTCGCTCAATGTTCAGCGTTTAGTGAGTATATTGATACAGGGGAGCTGGATGTTATTAAATCGACATATAATGGAGACCCATTACTTCTTGTAGTAATACCTGTACAAATTAAAAACAATAAAGAACGATTAGCAATTGGGATAACACAAACTGCTGACGGAAAGACAACTTATAACTATGTACTTGATAATAGTGAATCCTAAATTAAAGATTAGAAAGGAAGATTTTTGATATGGAAAATAACGAAAACATTAAAGAGAATGCTACGGTTGACACCAATTCACCCACATCTGCTGGTAGAAATACTGATATTGATGTTTCATCTCTTTTAAAAGCAAGTAAAGAACCAATACAAAGTAACAAATCTGATAAGACTCCACTTCAGGCTGCTAAAGAAGCAAAGGAAAATGGTGGTATGGGTTTGGTAGTAGATACCAATGAACTCATTAATGGATCTAAAGAAACCCCACTCATTACAAATAAAACCGAATATGATGCTATGGGAGAAATAGATACATATATGGCTGAGCAAGATAAGATGATTTCAGTTGCGAAAAGCACTACATTCGACAGACCTCCGGCAAATATTCAAGAAACGATCTCTATGATGGGTGCATTGGAGGATATGGCTAATTCAGGCAATGTTTCAGCTAACGTTGTTAAAGTTAACCCAACAGATGAGTCCACAAACGAAACTGTTAATAATGATAATCAAAAAAATAATGAAGAGAATATACCAGACGAGAAAAGACAAATTATAAATATTCTTATAGATAAAACTGGTTTTGGCGGTGAATTCAAGTTTACCCCTGATGAACAAGAAAAAATATCTACTTCAACAGAAATTAGATTAAAAGAAGTTGAAGAAGTTGATCTTTCTACTATTACAGTAAAAAGAACAGATAAGTCATTTGTTGAATCTGCTAGTGAATACCAGATATCAAGTTCAATGACACCAGTAGTATTTCCTGCGTCAAGATTTAGAGCATCTATGACAGGATTGACATTTGGTGAAATGGGAGATATTTCACTTAATAGTGAAAATGTTACATTTGAACAGATTCGTAAGAAACTCACAGTTATATACAATAAGATGGTCAACCCATCTATTGGAAAGTTTGAGAGTTTTGATGATTTTCTTAAGAAATTTGCATATGTCGATCTCGACTTGGCTATATATGGAATGATTGTTGCAACTTTTCCAGAAGTAGATGAGATTAACCTTGATTGTAATAATCCTAAATGTAATAAATCATTCACTCATAAGTATTCGCCAAGAACTCTTCTTAGATTTGATAAGGCTGGAGATAAGTTCCTCAGTTCTATGAAGGATGTTATTAATTGTGATGCTGATAAGTTCGATGAACTTGTTAAACAGTCACCAACAAGAACACACAAGAGGATTAAACTCCCATATTCTAATTTTATTATAGAAATTGGTATTGCATCATCATATGATTATTTGTATAATCTTTTAGATAATATGATCGGGGATAAGTTCTCCAAGAGTCACCCAGATGATGTTAATGGTATTCTTCAGTTAAATACATCATTATTAGCTTTGGTTCGTGCAGTATATGTTCCACAAGCTTCTGGGGAATATGTTATTTTTGATGAATTTGAAGATGTGATCAATGCACTTTATATGATTAAACCTGAAGAAATTGGAATCCTTGGATCAATTCTCCAGAAATATACAGATGCGTATGATGTTAAATTTGAGCTTACAGATATCAAATGCCCACACTGTGGAACTGTTACAAAAGAAATGCCATTGGATGTTAACTACCTGGTTTTTCTCAAGTATCAACGTCTGATGAGTACGTCAATCGACATAGACAACATTGGAGTGTTATAAATGACATGCTCGCCTTATTTAAAGGTGAGCTCTCATATCACGAATTTATGAGAGAGATGACATACAAAGATATGCTGGCGTTGAGAGATGCAAGAATCAAACAAATATTGGATGAAAAGAAAGCACAAGATAAACTTGCTGAAGAGCGTGCCAGGGAAAGCAATAGGAATGCTATTCTTGCAAAATAACATAGAAAGCAATGAATTCAATTTGTTCTAATAATTTATTTTATTAGGGTGTGAAAAAGAAGAAATGAATAAGGATTACTTTAGCTATGTAAATGATATGACCGAAGGTAATCTTGAATCACTATATCAACTTATCTCTCTTCAATATAAAAAATTTGTCAGGTTCTATAATTTGGTTAAAGATTATTCAAGTATTGTAAGTAAAATCAAATATGAATTTAAATCATCATCATCATTGGATGTTGAGATATACTTTAACACAAAAAGGAAACTTGAAAATATTAAGGAAGAATTTGATGAGAAAATATTGAATAGTGATTATACAGGAAATATTGAAGTTGGTAAAAACAAGCTACTGATGTCTATAATACTTGATGAATAAATAAAAATATGATACTATAGTACATTATGTACTATAGTATCATTATATTATTCTTGATATTTTAATGTTGAAAACATCTATATAAGGATTATACTTTTAACAGGAGGAGAAAAACAGTGAATAATTATATGCTTAGTTCTATTCAGTCAAAACCATACAAAAGTGGGATCGTGATGGTATACTCAAGGCATACAGAAGTCCATCGAAAAAGTAATATAAAGGTATAAGGCTATATATACAAGAATAGTCACTTATGAGGTGATAAGAAATATACTTGAATGATCTAATTTCTATTATTCATGTATTTTCATGTAGAGTATATGGGTTAAGAAAATATAAAAAGAAATTAGAAAGGACGAGGGATGAGTTGTGAGATGTATAAAGTGTGTAAGATACGTATATATCCGAATAAAAACCAAGAGAGAATAATTAAAAGAACTCTTGGTGCTTGTAGATGGATATATAATCATTATCTTGGGTATAATATAGATAGTTATAAGAAAGGATATGATTTTACCACCGCATACGAATTTTCTAAATTAATTAATGAATTAAAGAAATATGAAGATAATTATACATGGTTAAATGATATATCTAGTAAAGCGATTAAAGACTCTATCATGAATGCAGAGAAAGCATTTAAGAGATTCTTTAAGGGAAAAAGTAAATATCCAAGGTTTAAGTCCAAAAAAGATAAAGTTAATAGTTTCTTTATAATAAGAGATAATATTCATTTTAATACAGGTAAAAAGAATATTATTAACTTACCTATACTAAAGAAAGTAAGAATAAGAGAATGTAATTATCTACCAGATAATTCATTATTATCATCTGGTAGAATTATATTAGATCATAATAAATATTATGTCTCTTTTATATATCCAGTAGAAAAGAAAGATAAGGAAATATTAACTGAAGGAATAGGTCTAGATTTAGGTATAAGTAAATATTTAACCATATATAGAAAGGATGATAAATCATATGCAAAAGATAATTTTATTTATGATAAGAAATATAAAGACTTAGAAGAAAAGATATCTAATATTCAACAAGTAATCTCTAATAAAGCAAATATTAATTATATAAGATCGCTTAATGAATATATGAAAACACATGAAGAGCAACCTGATGAAAAACAAGAAAATTTAATGAAAAGGAGAAGCTACGCCACTTCAAATATCAGGAAGCTCCAGAATAAGGTTACTTCTTTATATAATAAGAAAGTTAATTATTCTAAAGATAAAGTGAATAAGATTGTATATATGATAGCGAAAACCAAGCCTAAATATATTACAATAGAAGATTTGCAAGTTAAGAATATGATAGCTAATATTAAAGATAAAGATAATAACCACACATTACACAAGTATATACAAGATTCAATGTTTAGATATTTTAGAACCAGATTGGAGCAAAAATGCAAAGAATTTAATATAGAATTACGTATAGCTAATAAATACTTTGCATCAAGTAAAAAGTGTTCTAATTGTGGGAATAAAAAGAAAGATTTAACATTAGAAGATAGAATGTATATATGTCCTGAATGTGGTATGATTATCAATAGAGATCTTAATGCTGCTATTAATTTATGTAATCTTAATAAATATAAAGTAATATAAAGGTATATGGCTACATATACAAGAATAATCACTTATGAGGTGATAAGAAATATACTTGTAGGTATATTTCTAGTAGCAGGAAATAATATATGAGACTTAATTTATTTGATGTTGATGAATTTGTTGACATAAATAAACTCGAAGAGATAACATCACCCGTTCTGTTTGAGAGAGGGGGAATACCAAATTCAAGAGGTCTTATCTCTAATGAAATATTTGGAGTTTCTGTAAAATCACGTAAAGAGACATTTGCGTATATTGATTTGGGGGGGCATTTTATTCATCCTCATATATATAAAATTATCAGAAGAGTATTTCGTAATATTGATAAAATCATTAATGGAGAACAAACATATTCTATATCTGAAACAGGTCAATTGGTAAAGGATCCAAATGGAGAAACTGGAATAGGATTTTTATATGATAATTGGTCCAAAATAAAATGGATTGGTAATGAGGGTATGTCGAAGGAACGTACAGATTTAATATCCAAAAGTAAAAAGAATGAAGTATGGATATCAAAACAAATAGTAATCCCAGCATTCTATAGAGATATAAGATCATCTGAAAAAGGTCAGGGCGGTAATACTGTGGAAATAAACAACATGTATACAAAATTGATACGTAACTCTGCTTTGATTAAAGATGGTGATATGTTTGATTTCTCATTCTATTCTACTGAATATAATATCCAAAAAACTATAGTTGACATATATGATTATTTTAAAGATAAATTGGATAAGAAATCAGGACTTCTCAGAAAATATTTATTGGGCAAAAATGTGGATTATTGTACACGTGTTGTTATTTCGTGTCCGATATATTCAGCAGATGATCCGAGAGACAATATAGTAGATTTCAGACATTCTGGAGTTCCAATTTCTCAGGTATGTGTGTTAGCATATCCATTTGTGGTAGCTTGGCTCAGAAATTTCTTTGAAAGAGAATTAATTGAAAATAAGACTAAGTGGCTCGGTGATAAATTGGTTGATATTAAGAATCCAGAATCATATTTTAATGATACATACATTAAAAAGCATATTGATAAATATGTGTATGAACCCAGTAGTAGGTATGATACAATCACTATTCCTCTAACAGATGACGTGCTTACCAAGTTGAAATTTACTGGTAAATATCATGATGTGAAGGCAGAAGAGTCAGGTATTGCAAATAGGTATATGACATGGACTGACCTGTTATATCTGGCAGCAACTGATGTTGTAAAAAATAAACATATTATGGTAACACGATATCCTATATCGAATAATTTTGGTATATTTATATCAAGAATGAGAGTTTTATCTACATTAAAAACTATTCCTACAGAAATTAATGGGCATGTATATAAATGGTATCCATATATAGATTTAAGTATGCCAAAACATGCAGTGGCAAATAATTTCAATGAAACTATACAATTTTCGAATGCATATTTGACAGGATTAAATGGTGACTATGATGGGGATCAAATTACTGCTAAAATTCCATATACACAAGAAGCCAACGAAGAGTGTGAAAAACTTATGTCCAGTAAACAGTTTTTTATCACTTCGAATGGTAAGAGTATAAGGCATGCCGATCTAGAGGCTGTGCAAACATTATATGCATTAACAAAAGATCCTAAATAAAATTAAAAATACTATGTGCTTAGCAAATGCACATAGTATTTTATTTTTTGTTTACTTTTTTTTAAAATCGTTTTTTGTTGTCGATTTAGAATTATCAGTTTTTTTGTCAGTTTCAGTATTCGTTTCTTTTGTCTCTACTGAAGCTGATTTTGTTGTGGTATTGGTTGATACTTTATTGGTCATTGCTTGTGTTGGTCCAAGTTTAGGTTTTGTCACCTTATTCCCCTGTGGAAAATTAACAGTATTGACGTTTTTAAGTGTTAATAAAACCTTCTGATTTGGGTTTGAGGGATTCACTTCATACACTTTTTTATGTGCATGGATTAAGTGTACAATTGTACTTATATCAATCGGGCATGGGTTTATTATAGGTCCTGATATTCCTCCGAGTTCATTAATAGTACCAGAATTTTCTATTGTTACTAATTTTACATTTTCTTGCTTTTTCATCTAAAAACACCTCATTTTTTAATCAATTTATACTTCATTCTCAATACCCAGTATCTGATCTACATCCATATCTGAATTCGATTTTAATATCCTTTCGATTTCATCATCTGATTCATCTGATTCTGGAATTTTGTCGATAAGCTCTTCTATTTCCTCGGATGTCACTCCTTCAAATATCGCATCATCATAATCTAGGAATGCTTCAGAAATTACAGAGTCCTCAATCATGGACCCCATGACTATACGATCTCTCTCAAGAGCAGCACGTTCACGTCTGACTGACTTTAAGCCATTAATCATGTGATTTTAACCTACCTTTCATATATAAATTTATAGTATTGTTTTTATGTTGATATTTCTAATGATATATTATATTTATAATGGTAATCCATTATAAATATAATAAGGTGGTGATATTGTTATGTGTTGTGATGATATTAAGAAATCAATGATAAATCCATTATTGGTGTTTGAGCATATCATAGGGATGCATCTTCCTGATGACTGTATAGTGTATTCATCAACAGTATATATGACACTTCATGATTTGTTTAATGAGATTTTTGCTAATATGAGTATTGATCAATTAAATAACGTGTTAGTCAAACAAGGAATATCTGATGATATACTCGTAAAGATATCAAATAATAAAAGAAATTCAATTAAATGGTTTTGTCAGATAATGGAAATTATTATGTTGGATGTTTTGAAAATTCAACAACAACGATGTTATGATCTTAGAAATAATCAAAAGATCAATGAGTTAAAATCTGATTATGGAAAGTTGTTACCAATATTATCTATTGATGAAAGTATATTGTCAGCAGAAATCAATAATAACTCATTATTTACAGACACTGAGTATTCTAACAAAATTGCAGAAATAATATCCATATCTATATCTAACATAGTAGATGCGTTATTAAATATTAGAAAAAAAGGAAGTGACATTATGAGCAAATTTCAATATGCAGATGATGTTGTTACAGAGTTGGATCATGATCCCAATGGTCGCACGCTTCTTAGAGTATTGGAAAAAGATAAAATTGGTGTTAATGACGACCTCCGAAAGAGACTGGAACGAGAACTAAGATTGAATGTTAATTCGCTTGATAGGGATTCAGGAGTCGATCTTAATAAACCATCAAATACTATTGAAACTGAAGATGACTTGTTTGACATAATCATGAACTATAGGGTTATTCTGAGTAGAATTGTTTTGATGTTAAATGATGTAGATAATGACATATATATCAATAAGCATACAATATTTGGAACAAGTTTACAAAGGATAAAAATGAATTCTAAATTTAAGAATATGTCACGGTTGTTTGATGACATAAGATGCGACCCAAATAGTAAATGGTTTATATCAAGATTCTTGACACATTTGTATATTTGGGTCATTAAGAATTTGGATATAATAGCAAATAAGTGCTACACGGTCAATAATGATGGGCCATTCATAGAACTCGATGCGAAGTTGTCATATGTTGAACTTGTCGTAGATAATCTATCTGAATTAACACATGCATTGTTAATAGGTTCTTCATATGAAAAGTATTTATTGTTCTTTAATGATATTCAAATATATCTAAAGACTAATAAGAGAAACTATAAGAAAAATATGAAGAAAATTGATAATATAGCTATTCAAGGAGAAATATTGTCATATAATCTTCGTAAATTTTCGGGTGCGTCTCAAGATATTAGTATGGACACACTTTTGAAGTTGGCGTATCTTGTATCTGTATCATCTTATAGTGCAATCAATGTTGTTGAGTTTTCGGAGGGTTATAAATTTAAGAATAGTTCAAATACAAGGTATCTGATTGAACAGTTGGGTAGATCTATAATAGAGGATTCTCGAAAATATGGACTTCAAAAAATGTTTAAGTTCTTTATATGTAGTGATCCATTGATACAGTGCTCTATCAATAATCAAACAGAAGAATTGTCCGTTGGGATATTGGCATTGAAATATTATTCATTTTTAGTCAATGATAGAAGAGTCAATAAGATAGTGAGCAAAATTATTTAACAGTAAAAAGAAAGAAGTGATTTATTCACTTCTTTCTTTTTTTTAATTTATGGTTGAGGATATATCAAATGGATCATATTTTAATAAACTACTTGTTGATTCATCTTTATCTTCTCTATCTACTACATTATTTCTTCCTCTTTTATTATCACCTAACGGAACAAATTGTGTTGCAAGACTATATAACGAAACTGATTTTGGTAAATCAATATCATCAATAAGCCTGATGGTGTTTCCAGATTGGTATGGGTGATTGAAATAATCTAGTCTTTTGAGTTTTTCATCCGATTCCGATGAACGATAACGTCTTTTTAGCATTTTGAATGTCAAGTACACCTCGCCAGTATCGGCTTTTACCTCTTGATTGATAATAATTACTACATCGGAATTTTCTTGAATTTCCCATGCACCTGCGACCGCATCTCTGCCAATTAAACGTGTTAAATCTTCTTTTTTATTTTGCATTGCTGAATCTACAACACTTGCGGCATTCCTATTCAATTGCTGTGCTGTAATTACAGGAATATCTAATTTTTTTGCAAGATTTTTTAATTCATTTGATATATTTTTTAGTTCTTCTTTTTCATTTATCCCTTTCTCAGCGGGTCTTATTCTTTTAATATAGTCTAGTATTAGTGCAATAACTTCTGTACCATCATCGTATAAATCTTTAATTATACTATATAAATCATTTGTATCGATACTTCTATTTGGGTAATATTTAATGATTATATCAATATTATCCTTATCTGTGAGAACCATTTCTCCTTCTTCTCGAAGTTTACGTATTACTTGTTTTGGTGTATAATTACGAATATCTTCCGATGATACTTTCATATTAAACATACGTTCAATAGTTTCTTCAATGTCGTTTTCCATTGTTATCAATAATACTGCTGGAGTTTTATTTGGATCATTGGGCATGATACCGTGATTATATTTTTTAATATCTAGTGCAGTTTTTAATAGTATTTGAGATTTACCGCCACCTGGAAATGCAAGATATGTATATAACCTTTTTGATTGGTATCCAGGTGATAGTAATGTGTTTAATCTTCGAATACCTGTTAAGAATACTTTATTTCTATCACAAAGTTTTTCTACTGCTTCTGTGATAATATTTTCAAAACACTCATCTCTAAGAGTGAATGTCATATCTGAATCAAGACTACTTGTATTTCGTCTTATATTAATAACAGATGATGCTATATCGTATAAATCCTTGCTGACTTGTTTGTATGTTTTAAAATCCCCATCATCTATTTTATTTAAAATTTCTTGATATACTTCTTTTAATGTTATAGTATAACCATATTGAAGTCTATCATCTATGCATTTAACTAGCCATTTTGTTTCTTCATATGATAATTTAAGTGAATCCATATTATCGACTATTTCATCTGTAAGAGGGGTTGATTCTTCATGATCTTTACAATATTGCTTAATAATATTTTCACTCTCATACCCTTTTTTAAGTCGTGCCTCGAGACACTTTCTAATTACCCAAAGTCTTGCTTTTAAATCTTCATGTGTTTCATATATTGAATCATCTAAATTATTGAATAACTTGTATGTATTATTTAATGCTCTTCGTGTTCTTAAAACACTCTTTTTATTAATAAACGCAAGTATGCTATCGAGCATACCTATATCTAATAATAATTTAATTTTTTTTAATTTTATATTATTTATTGTTGGAATTTCATTTAATATTGGATTTTTTGTCATAAATTACTTACATCCTTTCATTATGATGTATAAGTCTGTCTGCTAATAAAGTGTTTTCTGAATGATAAAAACATAAATTTATTATATCAATGAAATAGTCATTTATTTCTTTTTTTAGTTTAAATTCTTAAATACATTATGATTGTAAGGGATTTTTAGATATTTTGTCGGCAAAAAATATTTTTTACAATCTGGTATGACAATCAAATAATGTAAAAATTTTATAAGATCTTTACATTTTTTTGTGTAATAAAAATATTTTTATGAAAGGGTGTATTCCCATTGGGAAAGAAAAAGATTGTAAAACGAAATGGTGACAAAATGGTATTTGACAAATTAAAAGTCAAAAATGCTGTACTGAAAGCTTTTACAGAAATTGATGGAGAAATTAATAAGTATGCAAAAGAGAAAGCGGCTGATATAGCAAATATAGTATCAAAAGAAGTTGAATCATCCAAAAGATGCCTTACAGTGGAGCAGATACAAGACATTGTAGTAGATTTATTAATGAGAAGTAAGCGAAGGGATGTTGCAGTAGCGTATATTGAATATAGATATAAAAGAAAGCTTGTGAGAGAAAGTAATACAACGGATGAAACCATACTTAATCTCATCCGAGGTAATGATGAATATTGGAAAACGGAAAATTCCAATAAGAACTCAAATGAAGTTACTGTACAAAGAGATTACATAGCTGGTGCAACAAGTACAGATATAAGTAGAAGATTATTACTTCCAAAAGATATAGTAGAAGCTCATGATGAAGGAATTATTCACTTCCATGATATGGACTACTATGCTCAGAATGTATTATCCAATTGCTCATTATGTAATTTGGAAGATATGCTACAAAATGGCACAGTAATCAATGATACTATGATCGAGAAACCCCATAGATTTGTTACAGCTATGACAATAGCCACACAAATAATTACTGCTGTGACGTCATCTCAGTATGGAGGTGTTTCAATAACACTTACACACTTAGCTCCATTTGTAAGAAGTAGTTATGATATACGATATAAAGAATACCGTAATAGAGGGCTGAGTGAAAGAAAGGCAAAAGAATTTGCTGATAAGGATATTAAGAAAGAAATTGAAGATGGAGTCCAGACATTCAATTATCAATGCAATTCCATGAGTACAACAAATGGTCAGGCTCCATTCTTGACTGTATTTATGTATTTGGGGGAAACTGAAGAATATAAGTATGAGTTATCTTTGATTATTGAGGAATTCTTAAAACAGAGAATTGTAGGTTTGAAAAATGAAAAAGGTGTATACATAACACCGGCATTCCCAAAACTTATATATGTCTTGGAAGAAGATAATATACGAGATGATTCAGAATACTGGTACCTGACTGAATTATCAGCGAAATGTACTGCTAAAAGAATGGTACCAGATTATATATCTGAAAAAAAGATGAAAGAATTGAAGATAGATTCTACTGGTCGAGGTAATTGTTATCCATGTATGGGGTGTGTCGACGGTAAATCTATAATTGATTATAAAATCAAGGGTATAAGGTTTGTAGAATCGTTCGAACACGCTTGGGACCGGCTCGGTTCATTGTATGAGGTCGCAGTCCAACCAAATGGACAAGATTTATACATTAATACCCCGGATGTTGAAATATATGATAATAAGGTCAATGATTATGTGAAGCAATATCGGATTATTAGAAATACCCAGTCTGATTGGTATAAACTGAATTTTACTGCGGGACGATATATAGATGTTACGAACAATCACCCATTTGAAGTTGAAGATAAGGGGGTTGTGCTGGCTGACGATATTAACATTGGCGATAAAGTGCTCAGATACAACGTCCCATCAAAATATTATATTGAGGGGGATGATGTTTGTATAGATGACAAGTTATGGGCTAAAGGCCTGTTAATCTGTGATGGATGCTATGATCATCAAGTCAGTGTGTCATTAGGGCTCGATGAGACTGATATATGTGAACGGTTTATAGATACCATAAAAGATAAATTCGAACTAGAACCTTATTTGATCGAACATCACAGAGGTATTAAAGGAGATTACGTTGAGGTCAGAATTCATGAATCGTCTTCGCTTGCAGCAGAATTACTTCATGAATTTGGCGCATTGAGAAAAAAGGATAGGCAAATCCCGAATTATGTATTTGAAGGCACACGTGATCAAAAGATGAGTTTCATGGCGGGAATGATAGATGCCGATGGTTATATAAATTCATCGAATAACACCATAAGGGTTCAATTAGGTTCTACCAATGAGGAATTGGCTGGACAACAATTAATGTTGGCTATGGATCTCGGTCTGAACGCCGCCGTATATCAGAATAGATATAATTCAAAAGATAGGTCAAAGATTAGATACCGAGTTGAATTTAATTGTACAAAAGAATTATCATTATATCTTGCATGTCAGAAAAAGATTGAACATTTTAATGCTGATCATAAGTTTTCGCACAACACATCAATATCATCTTCGGAATGCGAAGTCAAATATATTGAATCGTATTATGAAAAGAAATATAGCTATGATGTGACTACAGAGAGTGAGCATTTTATGGTAAACGGTATTTACTCTCACAACTGCCGTAGCTTCTTGACCCCATATGTTGACGAAAATGGAAATCCGGAATATTACGGTAGATTCAATATAGGAGTTGTTACAATATCACTTCCAGATGTCGCATTATCTTCTGGTGGAGATATGAAGAAATTCTGGAAGATATTCGAAGAGAGAACGGAACTCTGTCATAAGGCATTGAGATGCAGATATGAAAGATTCATAAATGTAACATCCGATGTGGCTCCTATTATGTGGCAAAATGGCGCATTAGGTAGACTAAAGAAAGGGGAGCATGTTACTAAGTTAATTGATAATCAGCATGCAACTATTTCGCTTGGTTATGCTGGATTATATGAATGCGTTAAATATATGACTGGTTCTTCACACAGTAGTGGAGAAGGAAAGAGATTTGGCATTGAGATAATGAAAAAACTGAATGAGAAAACAGCACAATGGAGAGATGCTGAAAACCTTGGATATAGTCTATATGGAACACCGATCGAATCGACAACATATAAATTCGCTAAATGCCTCAAAAAGAGATTTGGTGATGATGTATTCGAGAAGATTGATGGTAAGGATCGTATGTATATTACCAATAGCTATCATGTCCCAGTATTCGAGAAGATTGATCCATTTGATAAGCTCTCCATAGAATCTAAATTCCAAGAGCTTAGCCCAGGCGGTGCAATCTCGTATATTGAATGTGCAGATATGCAAAATAATATCCCTGCTGTACTTAGTGTAATGCAGTTTATTTATGACAATATCATGTATGCAGAATTAAATACAAAAAGTGATTACTGCCAAAAATGTGGATATGACGGTGAAATAAAGATTATTGATGAAGATGGTAAACTTACATGGGAATGCCCTAATTGTAAGAACCATGATCAAAATACAATGAACGTCGCTAGACGTACCTGTGGGTTAATTTAACCTAGCTCACGTTAAATTGCTTAAATTGCGGGAAAGTCCCCATAATCCTAATTAGCTACAACGGAATTCGAAAGGATAAACGTGAATGCGGCATGAGTTTAAGACTCAAGAGATCGAAAGATTAGAGACCATAAAAATAATTAGAGTAGGGATAACCGAGGGTGCGAGTCCCTCAGACGCATCGAAACTCCTTAACAGGTAATGCTGATGGAGGACGTTCAGAGATCATAATAGCAATTAATTATTTATACTAATTATTAAGAAATGGGGTTTTATATTAATGATTAAACCTATAAAAGGTAAGTATGTAAGTAATTTTAAGTATAAATAATTAAAATGGATGATCCACTCCCCTGATAAATATCGGGAAACCGAGGGTATAAAGGATATAGGAACAAATTTCTGGAATCCAGGAAGAACGGAAGAAATTTCTGATAGATTCGAGCATCTTACAGATATAGATACAACCATTAACGAGTGACATAGAACGACAAAAGCTGAATGTGATATCACATTCAGCTTTTATATCCCATCATATATATTATTACTATAAACTTATCATATTAATTGATATATTATAAAAATATAATCAATCAAGAAATATAATAATATACATATATTTCTATGATCCAAAAGAATATTAAATTTATATGAGTGGAGATAATATCAAGAGCTCAGGA